GTTGTATAGCAATTGGTAGTACCAGCAGGATAGCTAGTCGTACCAAACTCCTGAATAGTGCTTTTAAATGTTGCCATTAACCAAACGCCAAGATGTCATTAATAGAGCCACCTCCACCACCACTACCTCCCCCGCTGCTAACGAGAGTCCAAGCATTGATAGATCCTGCTATATACATACTAAAGGCTCCAGTAGTTGAGTTATACCACCAATCCCCTGCTTCCATTCCTGAACTGGGAGCCGATGCTTGACTGTAATACCTAGGTGCTATAGCTACCCAGCTACCGCTAAGTCTGATCTTTAGTCTAAGGTTTGTAACATCCCACCAAAGTTCTCCTTCAACCGCTGTAGCAGGAGCACTAGCGTTTACATATGTAGTTGATTCTGAACTTTTCCAAGCAGTGCCGTCATATACAAACAACATCTCGTTGTCTGTATTAAACCAAAGTTGTCCATCTACCGGATTACTAGGTGCTGCATTACCTTTAGATGCTACCGATAAAGATTCAAGAGGCTCCGACCAAGCGGAACCATCATAAACACTTAGTATATTGGTCGTTGAATTCAGCCATAAATCACCAGTGGTGGCTGTACTTGGTTGAGTCCCTGAGACCGTAACGGCTCCAACTCCGTCTAATCTGTCTCCAACGGCTAACTCTTGTGGGTAGCCGTCAACATAGACAATGGGTTTACGATCTGCCATCAGCTTAATAACACAGGTGTACTAGTTTTTATATCTAATTTATCGTTATCAATCCCTTCCCCGACTAAAACACTATACGATCCTGAAGTGGTGACTGGTGTGTTGGAAATCGTCCCCTCCGACCCGACGACACCAGAGAGAAAATACTCGGTTGACTGATGATAAGAACCTGTGTTTTCTAGCATTCCTCTAGTAATAACATTGACAACACCATCTAGAAGAGCATCTTCTTTGGCAAAACCAATCACAGTAGCTTTCATTCGAGTATCATCTACTCTCGCTCTGAAAACTTTACCATTACTGAAGATGTACAATGCATCTCCTTTAGACACATCTTCACCTGCGGTCATCTCCAGAGAGAGAGAAGATCCGCTTCCTCCAGATCCAAGGGAATTATTTAAAGCTATTAAAGCTTGAATAATACCTCCAGTATTGTTTGGATAACTTGTCACAGTACCTCCGGCAGTTGCTATACAAGCATTGATTGCGGAAATAATCCCGCCGTAGTTGTTAGGGTAAGACGCCATTTATGTATTGTATTCGCCTTATGGAACTATTTTAGGCGATCCTACAGCCCCTTCTTCAACTACTTCTATCATTGGATATTCAATACCACCTGCAGTAATAATTGATTCAAATTTATTTGCTGAACTATTAAAAATTTTAATTTCTGATGTTCCTCTTCTACACCACCAATCGTTTTGACGACACCAAGTTGGATCAGGCTCTAGCGTATCATTCCATAACATGGGACGAGCGTCTGTCCTGATTCCGTCTCGAACGTCAGAAGGAGGAAATAATTCAATTCCAACAACTTCAGCTAAAGACAAGATATACCTATCTTTATTGAGTTCTCTTAACATTTGGTATTCTTCGTATTCTTCTTCTGTTAGACCATCTTCTCTCCCAATAAAACCAAATTGATCAACGTCTTGATCTGTTTCAATCATGTAGTCATCGGGTTCGTGCCAAGGACATCCACACGCCCATCTCATTGCGTGGATATGTTTACATTCCCTTCTTTCGTCAATACGGAAAGGTAAACTTCTCCACTGCCTGTAATAGCCAACACCTTCTCGCTCCCAAGCAGATCGCACTGTTCTAGCTGTGTTAGGGAGTGGAAATTCATCTATTCCAGCATCACCTTCTGGATATTCCAAGTTAGCCAAAGCACCGCCTAGGTGATCTGGACAGCAACAGAAGAATTTAAAACTGGAACACAAATGACGACTAGAAGTGCCATCCCATGCATATCTTGTTGGCTCTTCAGGATCGTATATAAGTTTTTTCCAGTAAACACGTTCTCCTCTAGCAATTCGACCTTGAGGGCGTGACAAGTCAAATGTCAAAGTCATATTTGACGTTGAGACATCTGTAAGGACTAATGCGATACTGCCTACATCTTTTTCTACTAAGTCATCTGGGTAATTAGTTCCAGTTGCTGTGTTTTCAAATTGATCACCTTTAAAAATATTAAAAATACCTAATTGTGCAACTGTCAAGATACCTGTGACATCCCAAACCAATGTATGAGTAGAAGGATCAGGATCAGTTGCATTGATCGTGATTGTTCCACTGCTAATAGGTTGTGGGAGAATAATACTTCCTCTAGTTCTCTGTCCTACATACCATGCTCTCTCTGGGCTGTTTTTACTTGGAAATAAAGTAACAATATCTTTAGACTGTCCATCTACAGCCCCTTGAGGGAATCTTGCAAGACTATAAATAGACTTATCAGCCCAGCTATTTCCAGAGCTGAAGTAAAAATCTTGTCCAGCTCTCCAACGCTTATAGTCAGATTCGCTGTTATAAGCTTCTATAACCGTAGGAAAAACTGCTCCACCATAGACACCTGCTCCGTAGTCCTTGGTTGGATACCATCCATGACTGCGTGGTTTCAAGCCCCGACTCATTGAACCCATACTGAAGTTCTTACCGAGAGAGCCTAATCCTTTAGCCATATGTTCCTCTATCACCGTAGTAGCTACTACTTGTAGAAGCTCCTGCTGCATTTCCTCTCCTTGCTAATGCTCTACTCCTGGCCTCGTGATAAGAACCACTTGTTTGAGGCCCTACAACATCGCCACCTGTAATGCTTTGAAAACTGCCAGCCGCTAGGTTGACAGGATCGATATCGAATCGATTACCTCTGATACCACCTCTGGCTGCACGTTTTCTGTTCTCTTCCTCTGCCATCCTGTCAGGGCTGTAAGCTTCTTCTGCTAAACGATCTTCATAATCACCTTTTAGTTTCTTGTACTTACCTTCCCAATCACTAATCTGAACATTTGCATCTGCAGCATCATCTAATGCAGCTTGAGTCTCTTTATTGGCGTCGTTATATAAATCCGTTAAACCTGCGTTCTTCTTGGTGAGTGAAGTCACCTCTTCACGTAAAGAATCTAGCCCCGCATTACTTGTAGTTGTATCTGTTGTAGTTGTAGTTGTGTCCGTTGTGTCTGTCGTTGTTGTGTCTGTCGTTGTTGTGTCTGTGGTGGTGGTATCTGTAGTGGTGGTATCTGTAGTGGTGGTATCTGTGTTTGTTGTGTCCGTGGTTGTTGTGTCTGTATTTGTTGTATCTGTTGTGGTTGTGTCTGTAGTATCTGTTGTTCCATCGTCTAGGGTTCCTCCTGTGCTTAGGAACCATTTCTTCATCGTGTCTTCTGCTTGTCCCATATTCGCAACGAATCCGTCAGACCCAGCTGCTGCACCTGTTCCAAGAGTTGCGGTATCGAAACCTAATGCATGCTGCCATTTATCTAGCAATTCATCGCTAGGAGCACCACCGTCTGTGCTGTATGTCGTCAATAAAGTTGTAAGAGCAGTTCTATTAGCATCTTTATCTTGCTCATCGAAGTCGAAACTTCTGATAGATTTTGCTGCAGCGTCTAACGTGGTATCTCCAGAAGCAATCTTCTTTGTCCAATTTTCAAGGTTAGCAGCAGTCATCGCTGCACCGCCGTGACTCGTATAAAGAGGTCCTAATGTATCTGCAATATTACCAGTCGCTTCCAAGCTTGACATCATGCTTCCATAGTTGGAAACTTGACCTAAAGCTAAAGCACTTTTCAATTTAGCTTTAGTTGCGTCATCGGCTGTAAAACCTGTCTCGTCTTCGTATTTTTGGTAGATAGCATCATAATCTGAATCTTTCTCAGTGAAGTCATAAGATCCAATAGCATTAATTGCGGAATTAAACTTATCCTCGTCATTTTTTGCCCAAGACTTCCACTTATCGATTTCACTTTGTTCAGGATCTCTGTTAGCTGCTGACTTGTATTTATCGATCAGTGTATTAAGTTTCGTATCATCCCATGCTGCTATATCTGTTGTAGTGGCTGGAGTATAACTTCCGTCTATGTAGTTATTATCATCGTCGTAGTATTGGCCATATGATGCATTCCATCTCTTGGAATAATCTTCCGCAGATTCGCCTACTTGTATCCGATCATCAGCTCCAGGTAATACATTGATATCATCTTTAGCATCATCTGTCGCGTCACCGACCATGAAGGTCTCATTGTAACCCCCAGTTTGTTTGGCTATAGCAGTTTCTTTCTGCTCCGAAGAAGCAATATCAGATTCAATCTTCTCCCAACTATCGCCAGCATTTAACCTATCTATCCAATAATCAATTCCTTCATCACGAACCTCTCTGTCTAAATACTTATCGTAAAGAACATTAAGACCTTTAATATCTAATTCTTTTAATTTGTCAGGATTATGCGTAGCAAGAATAGTACGATCTGTTCCACGAATAACACTTGCTAATGCTTTATTACCTTCTGAAGTATTCTCGTTAGCCTTACCAGTATTTGTAGTAGTCGTAGCATCACCAAAAGCATTTGTGAAATCGGCTGCTGTTAATAACGTATCAGGATTCTGCTGCAACTCGTTGCTCATTGCAGCGCCTATAGTCGTTCCGTCTCCTGAAGTATCATCTGTCCCTCCATACAAAATATTATTAACTTGTTTCTCTCCACTAATATTAAAATTACTTAATACCGATTTTTTAATATCCTCCTCAGACATATTATTCTGCCTCATCTTGTCTATATCCTTTATCCAGTAAGTACGTCCCGCGAGATCATCGTCAGTTTCCTGCTGTGTTCTACCTAGGATATTGGTATATAAATCGTTAACGAATTCTTCATCTGTCTGCCCTGCTGCTGTACTAGAAGAAGTGGAGAATGGTAAAGGCTCTGCTGCAATATTATTAGCTCCGGCATTCATTACTGCAACGGAGTTACTAAGAGTTGTGTTGTAAAGATCTGCAGAGGCATTACTTGTCGTATCGCCTGCATCCCCGCTTGCTACAACAGCTGCTGCTGCATCATCATTACTAGCCGAAGTAGATCCAGTAACTGTAATATTGCTATCATCACTTCCTGCCGAAACCTGATTAATAGTAACGTTATTACTGGCTTCGTTTTGGATTGCTGCTACGGCATCGTCTGCAGTGACGTTGCCTGAATGCATAGCCTTACCCCACCCCGACGTTGAAGGAGTGTAGGTTTTTCCAGTCGCTTCTACCGCTGTTTTTACTTTTGCGTGTTTTTGTCCTTCTGCTGAGTTATCAAATAACGTAGCAATACTGTCTAAGCTAGCTCCTTTGCTTACTTGATCCGACCAATAGGCATAACCACTAGCATCTGGTGCTCTACCAAATTTTTCTTGATATAGACCGTGAAGCGAGGTAGCCATGATTTAGAAGAATCCGCCTTGAGCAAAAATATTTAAGCGAGTGTTAGCACTTGGTGAAGCAATAGAGTCTTGCGTTCCTACGTACAGAGTTGCTCCAGAGGGGACGTATAAACCTGTATTCTTTTTATCTGTCTCAGTAAGAGAAGAATCACCACCTAAGTTAGGAACAGGAACAGACAAGGCTGGTAAAGCAATGTTGGTTCTAGAACCTAGTCCTATAGAGGTCGATATAGTCGCAGCCGCAACACATAAAGTATTGGTGGTGGTTATTGTTGCAGTTGTTGTGGCTAGGCTCAAAAAGACTAAAACTTCAACAGCAGCACTACCAGTAATCTGAGTACTAGCTTCAGTAGCTACGACCGATATACTATCTACCACTGCACCATCGTTAGAAGTGCAATCGACTAATAACACACATCCGTTACCTGTAACGGTGTTGTAATTGGAAGCTGTCGACAATGCAGCCGTGCCTCCTATGCTTGCGAAAGAATGCAGCGGTCTGTCTATCAACAGCGGCATCTTGTTTGTACTACTGGCAGCCAAGTTAATACCTCATCTAATTAGATTTTAAAGAAACTAAAAGAACGGAGTCTCAAAGCTCTCGAAACCATCAGCTTCAGGAGCAACATTTCTCTGTGGTCCAGAACCTAAGGGGCCTGGAGCCATCCTTGTTCCTTTCTGTTCTTTGTTTGGTTTGATCTTTCCTTCCCTCTCTTTTCTTATATGAGGGGGCTTAAAACGACCACCTGTTTGATCTGGTTTAGTTCTAACAGGTCCTTCTTGAGTACCTACTTGTTCTGCATCTCTGTACATATTCGTTCTTACTACTGTGTCGTCTGCAGGTCTAAACGACTCAACATTCATTGGATTGTTAGGAACCCCACCTCTACTAGCAGACAGGTCTCGAGCAGTTTTACGCATCTGAGGTGTATTCTCATACCACTCGTTATACCTCGTTGCCCTGACTGGTCCAGAACGATGTTTCAGATGATCAGGAACCATGCTGCCTGATTTCTTTCTTGGACGCTGACCGCTATTACCATCAGGAGTAGCGAATGACATTAACCTATACCTCCACCAAAGAGTTGAGCCCAGTTTTCTTTATCTCTACGGTTGTCTTTCGTCTTTTTAGGTCTACCCTCCATTGGCCCTTCCCAAGGCTCGCCAACCACTATAGGTTTCTCGGTTTTACCTCTGCCTCCTCCTTTAGGTCTGCCTTCGAGACTAGGCTCTTTCCAAGGCTCCCCAACATGGTGGTTAGATTTACCTTTAGCCTTTTTGTCTAAGAAAGACTTCTGCTTCATTAAAAAATCTGCTGCATTAGGAGCGTTGTAGTTAGTTATTCCAGTTGGTGTTTCTTTCTCGAGATTTAAAGCAGCAACAAAGTCGTTCATCTTCTTAGGAGCATTCCCTTCCTCTAAAGGTCTTGCTGGTTTTACTCCTGCCTTGTCCTGAGTAATCCCTATTTCTGGCTGCATATTAATACCAGATTGTGCTAATCCAAATGTTGATTTTCTATTACCATCTCCAATAGCATTTTGAACATCACCTAAAGCTGCACTTCTGTTAATTTGAGATTTAAACGGAGTTGTGTTGCCTTGACTGAATGTTCCATCTGAAGGAACTGTATTGACGTCGAAAGGAGTGAAGGAAGCACCATTAGCTTGAGTCATATATTGATCAGCCATCGCCTTTAACGCACTTTTCTGTGCATCACTACCTTTTGTAACGTGCGTAGTCCAGCCGCCCATTCCAGGTCCTTCAAGGTTGGCACTAGCGTTAAATATTTCCGGAGATAAAGAGTCTGAATTCCATCTCTGGTCTTTTTTGAGAAATTCGTTAGGATTTAATCCTTTAGGTAGTCGTGCCATAGTTACCTCCAGTTCATTGAGCCAACAGCTTGAGAGATTCTGGTTCCAACCGCTGTATCTGCTGGTCCCTTTACAGCCATAATAAACTCTGCGCCTGATCTTTCGAAAGCGTAACGTCTCACGTCACTACGCCTGTAATTAGCAACATATAATGTTTCTGCTAATTGATCGACTTCTCGTAAGTATACTTCCCAGTAGTCTTTAGCAGCTTTCATAGGATCTGACTGATAGATCGCTCTATTCGAGTCTCCTACAATTCGCTGAATTCGACTGGGTTGTGGCTGTGATTCTGTCTTAAATATCTGTGAAACCTTGTAGGCTTTGTCACAGCGATCTAAGTGCTCGGTTGTCCGGTTATAGAAATAAGAATCCGGGATACGAGCCATAGCTTCTTCCACTCTGGCAATATCGCCAGCTGGGAGGTTAGCTCCGGTGTTGTAGCCCAAATGAAACCGACAACGGCTTTTGTCGTAGTCGTTAAGCTCCAATGGCTAGTAAATGCAACCTATTCTTTATTGTACGAGAATTATGCAACGTAGATCAGATCTTCTGCAATAATAGTATCCCAATCAACTCTACTAATCTTCTTGAGCTGTTCTAAATTTTTAAATCTTTCGCCAGGAAGAGATAATCTAAGCTCGACTATTTTCTTAGCTGTTGCATAACCAATACCTTTTACAGCTTTAGCAATATTTTCTGCTGTCGCTGCATTCACGTTTAATCGAGTGTCTACAGGGATAACACTTTCGGGCATCTTATCTTCGTCTTTATGATCTTCCGCTGTCTGAGGTTCAATAGTTTGTCCTGTACGACCTTTGCCAGCCTCATAGGAAACTAAGTCAGCCAATGCTACATAAACGACTTGGCCTGCATTGTTTTTAACCATTGCCCAATCCTTGTCGTGATGGGATATGAATTCAACAATTTGACCAGTCTTTTGATTTTGATAAAGCGTCATAACACAAAAAAAGGACATCCGATACCAGATGTCCTTCATTGTAGGGATAAAAACTAATTAATCCAACTATGCGCCTTGCTCAACCACGTATGGAGTTCCAACATCCTCACTGTTAGGTACTGCATCATCAACGAAGTATGAAACAGTAACGATGAGGTATGTACCACCGCTTGCAGTTGAAGTTAAAGCAGAACCTGCAGATGTTCCTGTGCTGTCAGTTACATAGACCTTAAGAGTCTCAGCACCAGATAAGGTAGCTGCTGTAACAAGACCAGTTACTGAAGTTCCAGGAGCGATAGTTGTACTTCCTACTGCAAGATCTGCAGAGTTAGAAGCAACTTTAGTAGCTGTGATAGTTGCATCGTTTCCGATAGCATCAGCAACTTTCAATCTGTTGGTGTTAGTTCCAACAAGACCAGAAGTAGCTGTTCCAACTCCTTTGTCCTTACGAACGTCAGGTACACGAATACCAACAGAGTAAACATTAGCGCCAGCTGGCAATGTTAAACCTGTGATATCTGCACGAGCTTTGTCGTCTCCTCTGAGGTCTGGGCTAGGAATGACGACGTCGAAAGATGTACCACCAGTTGAATTAACTAGTGCGTAACCTGTCTTCTGAAAGTAAACACGACCAGGCTCAGACACAACGCCTTGACCTTGGTAGCTACTTAGTTGGGCAACCCAGTTGCCGGGAAAGATTTTCTTTGCCATGTGATAAATACCTTAGTAAACGAAACTGAAGGCACAAGTCACGAAATCCTTATTCAGCATTTCGAACCCAGCAAAGAGGGACCAAATCATAATAATAAAGCGCGAAAAATCGTCGTTATTATTAAGAAGAATTTGAGCGTTGTTACCACCAATACCTACACCAATAGCCTGAGGGCCAAAGAAGAGCATAGGAGCAGCGGTTGTCACTGTATTAGTGATGCTCGCGTCAGTGATTGTTACCTGTAAAGATTTCTCAGGCAAGTTGGTTGATTCGAACCATCTTACGCCTTCAAACAAAAATCCGGTAGGCATCACCGGCTGACCAGCTACAAATCCAGCTTGTCCATAAGCAGGACCCATACCTTGGAAGAAGTTAGCGTTAGGAGCTTGCTCAGGCTGGAGTGGATTAACCATTCCGTTTCCTGCATAGCGAGCTATTTCTCTGAACGCCTCGTTCTGTCTGAGATGCATCATTGCTGTTGGATCAGCAATACATCTGTAGTAGCCATCAGCAAAAGTTGGAACGTTTCTCTTACGCATGTCTTTTACAACTTGCAGTAAGTCGGTTTTTACGTCGAACTTACCTGAAGAGCCTGCTGCATAACTAATGAATGGAGCAGATCCGCCCTTAGCCTTACTACCTGGATAAAAATATCCACCTTGGCTATCTGTTGCTTCTCCGTTAGCTTCCGCTTTGAATAGCTCATCAGCGAAAACCCTGTCACGCCAACGTCTGTAATCATCCAAAAGGGTTAAGGACCCAATACTCTGGTGAAAAACGTTGAGGTTACCTGTGTCTAAAAGTAGACGTTGTGCTGTTAAGAGAGTTTCTCTTGCAACTTTAAAAGTACTAGGAGATGTCGCATCTGTTGGATCGGCAGGACCTGTGTACTCTTTTAAGGTTACGAGAACCTTGTCTTTAACAATATTGCGGCTAGATGCTGTACCAAGTGTTTGATCTGCTGTACGCTCTCTGGAATCCTTGTTGCCAGGATTGCCCCAAAAGCGATAGCGATCGAGCTGGACCGTTTGTCCGGGCTGTTTCGCGAAATCGTGTACCACTACTGGTTCTACAGCCATCTCGATTACATAACCGGGATGGGGCCTATAGAGTTCAGCGCCTAACAGCTTTGGAAAATCGTTGTCAATCCACATGGATCGCAATCACTCCGTAGCTTATAGAAATTTAATGACACTATCGACGTGTCATCACTACTATAAATGAAGTACGTAGGGTGAAACTTTTGGACGCAATAGACGTTCGAGGACTTCTTGGATTATTACTCGCAGATGGTAGCCTTGTTTCTTATCGCACTCCAGGAGGGGGTTACGTTCAATTAACACTCACAGCAGGCCCATCTGAATCGGCTTTTCTGGACGAAAAAGTTGCGGAATTCAGACAATTCATCCCAACAAAAGCAAAGATTGTTCCCTATAAAACTGCTCCTAGAGCTAATGGGCAGACAACTCCTATCCTTCGTTTTCGTGTTTCAACCAACAAATTAAGACCTATCCATAACCTCTTATATCCTCGAGGGGAAAGACAGATCACTAAAGCAGCATTAGATCTTTTAGGAGGTGAAGCTGCTGCGTGGATGTGGGCAGAAGGTATGAGAATGCTTGAATCGGGTACTGTCAGTCTCGCTAGGGTCGGAAATACTGAGGAAGAAGCTCGACTTGTCTCGCGTTGGCTGGAGACTTTGACAGGAGCTAGTTCCTCATTGAATCACTACTACATAAGACCTCGGTTAGTTTTCGAGAAAGAGCAAGCAGACAAGATTAAATCAACTCTTTACCCTTACGCCCCCAACTCTAGAAAGCATCTATTTACAGGAGAAGACTGGAATGCAAGCTCGATTCGTAGTGCGCGTACTGAGTTACAGCTTGGGCAAAGGGAAGATAGGTCTCAAAGGGATCAAGAAAAGACCTTGGCTAGAAATATCTAGATCAGAAATTGATAAAACTTACTTAGATCATCAACTGAGAACTTTACGCAAGCTACATGTCAGCAAGGTAGAAGTTTTTTGGGATCGAATAGCAACTGAAACTTACTACGACAGAGAAAGATTTAGGCTTCAAAGCGATCATCTTTGGCGGGTTTATGAGCTGCTGTACCCACAGGACGAAAAACACCTATCCAACGATGTATTAAAAATTGCAGGTATTCACGGCTTAACTTCTTTGTGGATTGATCAAGGAAAAGTAATTGGTCGCAAAGGATCTATTAAAGGTAGATATTCTGACGAAGAATACATAACAATCTCTCGTTGGTTGCAAGACTACTGGAACATCAAAGCTTCTCCTCGTCGCAATCAAGTCTCAACTATTGAGCTAGTACTAGGCCGAGAAGCATTAGAAACACTAATAGATACGATCCAACCTTGCTTGCACTATTCCATGAAAAAGAAGTTACGCTAAGACAGTCCCGAAGAAGAACTACGTCAGGGGCAAACTGATCAGGGTGGCTTAAATTTTTGTAGTTTCTTTAAGCCTGCAAATACCCGCCAGGCGAATAGCTAGCGTGTGGCGGTCCCTGACATCCTATATCGATTAAGATTCAAGTAATGAAGGACTTTTTATGCGACCGAAATGACCTCGGTAACAACTGCCTTAAATAAGATATCTGATTCATACGGAGGGAGTGTCAAGACTTCTCCTTCTTTTTTGAGACTAGATCACGTTAAATTTAATTCAATATCGAAAGCGAAAGATTTAGGGTCTGTCGATAATTTAAATACTCGTATAACAGGCAATATAGGAACCGAGGTTGGTACTAATACAATTTATTTTAAAGTGCAAAGCCTAGGAGAAGCAGATATTCGAATTACTAAGAATTTTTTAAACAAACATACTGATAAATATATTTCGATAGGTGTCTTAAATGGTAATAAACACCCTATACCGTTAACCGATAGTGGTTTTGCTTATCAAAACGACATCATTAATACTGAGGTGGATGAAAAACTTTTGCAATTAAAGGCTGGAATTTTCTATTTTACAATTAGTTCTTCTCAGTGGCAAAAGCTACCTTACAGCGTCAATTTAGAAGTCATTCGCTATGTACAGCTTTACGGTACTAGCTCAGGTTCTTTAGATGCTTACGGTCGACTACCTCTAGTTAAATGGACTGGTTCAGCATTACTATCTAACGCTACATATGCACTTCTTCCTGATCCTGCGATTATAAAGGCCTTAGAAGGCTCTACAACAGGCGATAAAGCAAGTTACGGTGTTATTATTGTTAACTCGGTTGGAACAGCAGAAGGACGCTTTGAACCTTATGGTCGCATGGTGATGTATCACCGTATTCCTTCGGCGACGTCTGAGCTGACATCGTCTAATTACGCTACGCTAACAGTATCCTCTCCGGGCGGTGGGTACTAAATAATAGTCACCTCCCAAGAGCTGTCAAAATAGTAAATGACGAAGAGTTAACTGCAGTATGGCGTTTTCCCAGTATTTTGCGAATGAAATCCTCACTTGGATCAAAGGAGCTTCTTTCCCAACTGCTTTAAGCAATGTATACGTCAGTATTCATACTGGCGACCCTGGCACTGCTGGCACTTCTAACGACGTAACATTAACCGTTACTGGAAGTGCTAATAGAACAGCAATATCTGCTTCTGCTTTCACTGGAGTGACAGGGGCTTCTCCTAGCGGGTTTGAGATAAAGAATACAAATACTGTTCAAATTACGACTAATGCACAAAATGGTACACAACAAACCCTGACCCATTTCGGTTTATGGGATTCTCAAACTTCTGGCAATTTTATTGCGTCTGGAGCTTTGACCTCATCAGTTGATATTCAATCAGGCGATACCGTGCAATTTAACGGCAACGCATTAGGCATTAAAGTCGTTTAAAAACCCCATAGAGATTCTGGTTTTCCACTTGGTTGGCCTTTAAAGCCACCGCCATTTCTCGTGTCTAAATGAATAAAACCTTTACTACGGTAATCGCCATATCCGCCACTCCACCTTTGGACAAGCCACATATGGAATTTATCTAAAGATCCATCAACAGGAAAAATATCAATAGCAGTCCCCGAAACATGCTGAGAAGTTTCACTTCCTCCACACTCCCTATTAACAGGTTCAGGCCTATAAAAACTAACCACACCAATTGCCTCTTTCCAAGCATTTCTAATGCTGTCAAATTGATGGCATGTATTAATTAAAGTTTTTTCTATATCACTCCCTGATTCTGGGGCTCGACGAGCATCGTATTGCAATACTTCGCCTACCGACAAGTATTTACCAATAGGACAAGAAAAATCAGACCAATCTATATCATCTTCCTCCTTTAAAGCTCTGGAACGTTTTTCTCGCCAATCAGGTAAATAAATAGCCCATTTTTCTGTAGCTCCTTCAAATTGAACCCATGCATGACTTTCTCCTGGAATTTCCTCAAGTCTGGAAATGCTAATCAACTCGCCTTCCTTACACTCAACCTTGCCTGAAGGAGATAAATAGCGACTGCTAATTGGAGCACGTTTTAACAATGTTGGTTTACGACTGACGAAATTCATAATCCCATCAGATTCTTGATTCCACATAGCACCTTCTGTTGATCTGCGATTCACTAACCCAGGAAGAATAACATCTTTATCTTTGATGTAAAGATTTAAGACTGCTTCCACCTCCTGATACTTCTCAGGATACTGGAAGCCTAAATCCAACACCTCTGTAATAGCCTTATATTCGAATTCTTTATAAAAATCAGAACCAAAATTCCAAGCAAAACTCAATAAAACTGCTTGCCTCTTGCAACCAAAATACTCCCATCCTGGAATTAAAGATACAGAAGAAAGAAAGTCATTAATTAGAATTTGTTTTAGATAATTATTACAAATAGATTCTTGGCAAACGTCTCCCAGCATCACATAGGATCCATTGGGATATCTACTGACGCCAGTACAAATAGTAGGTATCCCTACAGGATTAAGATATGCTTCTAGTTCGCAACCTTCAAAACTACTTATTAAATTGACCGCAAAATCTAATGTCTTCGGGTGGATCTTCGGGATATATACCTGCGAACCTGACTGTGTCTTGTGCCATAGGCTCTTTTCCTTCCAACATTCCAATAGCCACTTCTTCAGCATACGATTCACTGTACCCTTTAGATCTTAATAATTCATATAAACGAAAAAAAGAATCCAATTTAGATCCTTCAGACGAAATCTCTTCGTCCCATTGATCGGAAATTGCTTCACTAAATTCGGATCCACCCGCAGTTCTCATTTAGAAGGATCCAGTATGCCTACAGTTTAACTGCTGAATATAGATTTCATGTAGTCGTCAACCGATAATCCTGAATTATTCAATTCTCTTCCAGCATATAAACCCTCTGCTTCTTTTGTAAGATCTTTCGCATATTCAGCGAAAGCATTCTTATAGTTCTCGGTGGTGGATTCGTCAGACTGAAACTCTTTTAATCTTTGTCCAAATTTCGCATGTCTACCAGCCATTGATGTTAAATTGTCGGCTTCCGCAGCAGCCATCTGCTCACCAGCTCTTAGACGAGCTTCTCCCGAATTACCACTTAATGAAGGGTCTAAAAATTCTTCAGTTGGATACATAATAAAAAGCCCCGAGAAACGGGGCCACGATACAATTAAGCCTCAGAGACAAGAACTTTACTGCGTAAAGCGTCTGGTGTTGCTTGAGTTAAAAGTTTCCATGCATCTGCAGGATTCTGATCGCTGATATTAGAGAAAGCAGACCAGAAGTCGTCAGATCCTTTTTGTACACCAGGAGCAGGCATCTCTAACTGTGGGCGCTGGAATTCAGCATTCTGTGCTTGAGTTGGAGCTGGAGCCTGACTAGGTGCTGGAGCCTGAGTTGGAGCAGAAGCTTGTGCTTGTGTTGGAGCAGGAGCTTGTGCTTGTACAGGAGGAGCTGGTCTTTCTATTCTTGAGTTTGCTTGAGCTACTTCAGCAGCTAAACGATCTCTAGCTATCTCTGTTGGATAAGGACCATTAGGACCAAAGAATTCGTTCACGTAATTAGAAAGCATATCTGGATTAGTCAACATGACATGGTAAGCAGCGTTATCTTCAGCAGCAGCTTTAATAACGTTTTGAGCCTTACCTAAAGAATCTTGAACTTGAGTAACCTTTTGTACAGTTTGAGCTGTCTGCTTAGCTTGAGCTAAGAGAGCATCTTCTACTACACATGCATAACGGTTAAGGAGTGCTGGAGCCTCTGCACCGAAATGGTTAAGGACTTCTAAGCTATCTCTGCTTACGCTTCCTAGATACCCGTCTGTCGCGACTGCGTTTTGCTCTGTCTGCAAGTTCTGCACCTGTGCCGGTGCCTGTACCTGCTGGGGCTGGGGTGGAGCTACCGGTGCCTGTGCCTGTGTATAAGCCTGCGTTGCTTGGGGCCATGAGATCGGCGTCCCCGAAACGGATGGAGCCGCTTGATAGTTTGTTGGAGCCTCCGAGCCCAGCGTTGGATTCTGGATCTGTGGGGTCGGTGTTGAGTAAGCTGCCTGAGGTTGGGAGGGCTGCTGAGTGCTCAGGCTCTCTGACAAGCGGTTGTACGCCTCCTGCCAAGGATTCGCCACCTGTGGAGCCACCTGTGGAGCCACCTGTGGAGCCGATTCCACCGTAGGTGTCTGGGGTGAAGGTTGGGCGTTCTGGACTGGAGCTTGCTGGTAAACCGGCGTCGACACGGGCGCGCTCGATGGTATCGAGGGTTGCGGGGTCGCCGTAGCTTGTGGAGTCGTTGTACTGTCCTGCATAAGTTAATTCTCGTTTTAAATAATCCATTGCTCGATAGACAAATGGTGTCAAATCGAGTTTCGGATCGCTTAGCATCGGCAGGTCTGGGGCCTGCGGATGAGGTATCCGTCGCATGTTATCTATCAGCGACAGAAATGTGCCAATACTGCTTTGGGTGGCTTGAGCCATTCTAAATGGATAGCCACTAAGCATTGCGCTGCGTTCTTCGTCCGTTTTATTCGGGAAGAGATGCCTTAAGGCTTCGATGCTATTAACACCAAGTTCTTGAAGGTTTCTAACAACGATACTTGAATTTAGTATATCCTCTGTGCTGTCCTCGAACACGGGGCCTTTCCATCTCCACTCAATCTTCCTGTCACCGTCAGGTACTAACCCAACGACTCCTGGAGGTAGTTCAGTGTTTTGAATAGCCTCTCTCATTGCTATTTCTAATTGATTGTCGAATATTGGTTTCTGTTCAGCGTAAGCAGCTAATGCTTGTTGATAGAGTTGCGGATCATCAAATACCTCTTCTAGCGGAGGTTGAGGTTTAATCATTCCACTAGCAACTGCAAAAGATTCTTTAAAAATTTGCTCCTCATGGTACAGAATTAAAGATAATAATTTACATAAACCATAAGTTAATAATCCTCTACACCTTCTTGCTGCAGTAGTAGCAGCTCGACCATATAGCGATTTAATTTCATAAGCAGTTGCACCAGAGCTAATACCTAATTCATCTACTCCTCCCAATGCTGTTCTTACTTCTTCGCGATACTGTCTCGCATATAGATTCTGGTCTCCTGATACTGCGTCTGGGGTTAAGTAAACAGCCCTATCAGTTGGCTCAACGTTTGCTATTAAACGAGGAACTTTCATTCCACCAGCACCACTGCCAGTAGGCTGGCTCACTCGAGTGGAAGATCTATCAGCAGAAAAGAAACCTGCCTGAGAGCTAATTGTTGGTCGTAATTGTTCCTCGTCCCCAGACTCGACTAGATCATGCTTAGGTCTACTGGAAACTAAAGTTGGATTACCAAAGAAATGAATATTAGTTCTAATGTTTTTGACTAAATCATCATGTAAGACAATTTGATCCGCCAACCAATCAAAGTCTCCAGAAGCGTCCATACCTGTAGAACGCATCGTATTAAACGATTCTACGGCTGGTATAAACCCAAGACTATTGGTTAAAGTTCTTGTTTTATTACCAGAAAAACCATTATGTAATGGTCCTCCATCAAATGATGGTCTTTCGTTCGTAATAGATTCTTTTATTAAATCTCTCTTTACCTGCAATTTCACATATCGCATACTGCCGTTATCACCTGGCATAGCAAGCGGTCCTAACGTATTCTTGACGTTGAAGGAATAAATTAATTCAATTTCTTCTAGGTCTCCTTCAGCATCGTAGTAAGCTCGATAATTATCCTTACTAAACCACATGATTCGATACGAATCACCTATAGGTCGAAAATAAAATAAACCTTTTCCATCAATCAAGAAATCGTCAACAATTCCTTCTAATCGACTATCTATTTCGTTCTCAATAATTAAATCGTTTAAGAATACCTTGCGGAAACCAAACGTATCTTGGGCTGGATAAAATTCTAATCCTTGACGAAGCATGAAAAGCTTCATTTGAGCCAAATGACTGTTCACGATCATCGTGTCAGTTCCGCTTTGACCGTCTCTCTTTCTGGCTGCTTCCAGTATTCGTCGGAAACGCTCTGATGTGGGCTTGCTCATCTACTTATCTTACTGCCACTCGACCTGAGCACTTCCTCGGCGCATCAGACCTTGTACGACGATATTCAAAGAGTCAGCACAATCATCATGAGGTGCATGACCAAAATTCACTACTTCATCAACCATGTAATTAAAATCTCGGTATTTGTTAAAAATAATCTTACGTCTCTCGAAGAGACCGATAATACCCCTAAGTCTCGCTAGCTTGTCACCGCGAAAACCTTTAACAGGGCTAATACTTAAATTGTAGAGCTGCCATTCGTTAAATAGGAATCGTTTTAAATCTCCTTCGAAACTTTTTTGATACGCAACAACTTCTGGCCAAATGATGACAGGTGAATCAGTTTTAAAAAACTGGTTTTGATCATTAGATTCCAATAGATTCCATTCAACAAGTAATTCGCAAAGAGCCTCTATCTTCTCGACATTTCCCATTGAACGCATTCTTTTGTAATCGATGACGTAAACCTTATCGTCGACTCTCCCAGCCAAGGTGAATACAGTCCAATCATTTCGTTCGCTCATCCCAGCAGATAAGTCAATTCCTACTCCAACACTGTCGTAAACATCAGGTACTTCTCCTTTAACGAATAACTCAGGTGATATACCTAATTCACTGGTTTTAACAGGTTGGTTTAAATACTGGTAAGAAAAAGCAATACGATCTTCACTTTGCAATTTCAACAAGTACTTAGCTGACCACATTTCAGGCCAATAAGAACGAGGTCTACCATCTTCCTCGTACCTTAACGCTGCTTGTGTTATAACTTTCCATCCTCGTTTCTCGCAAAAAGTGGTTGTAAATAAATCATCAAAATGAAAACGAGTACCTAAAGCAATCGCCCTAGCACCTTGGAACATGGTGGGGACAATAACGTTATTCCAGTTAGTCTCCATCTCCCTCCGAATGTCGGGGTTAGATATAGCAGCAGCACTTTTAATAGCGTCATCAACGATAATCAAAGAGCTACGTTTAGATGTAATAGTTCCTTTCAGTCCCGCACAAGCGACAGTAAAAGCATCTTCCCCTCTTATATCTACTTCGGCAAAATCAAAATCAATTGACCATAGTTCATCGCTCGTGCGAGTCTTTGATAATCTGACTGTCGGAAAAATTTCCTGATATTCCTTATTCATTATCAGGTTTTTTATCGCAGCACTTTTGTTTCGAGCAACGTCGACGTTATAAGAAACATACAAAGTTCTCAATAGCTTGTGAGCAGTGGCGTGACGGCCTATAAGCCAAGCTATAAGCAAACCTATCTCTGTTGATTTAGCACTACCTCTAGGGCTTAATAAGCACGTATTAGGACCTGCTATATCAAGGAGATGATCGTTGCTTTGATTAGTCAGGAATGCCTCGTGCCATACTTTCATATGACGAGCAGGAGGCTTGCCCATTAGCTCGCAAAAGAAAGCGAAATTATTTCTAGCTTTAATTACATGCTTAGGTACTTCAACAATCTTTGGCTCTTTTGTGATAGACCTTGCAGCGAGTTGAGCACTACGCCTACGAGCAAGAGCGATAGAAGCGTTTGACATATCTTATTCTAATGTTTTTCACTATTTTTAGTTGATTCTGATAATTTTTATTGTAAAATTATTCTATTGAATAAAAAAAATTATGGTCGCCCCCCAAGAAGATACATTTCTACCTGAGTATATGAGAGAGCCTTTAACTTTTACAGATAAAGAGAAAGAGGCTAGCACTTATCATCCTTTATTCGAAGTTCCTCTCTGGACTGGCGAAATACAAGACAAAAAAGAGATACCTTCATTGTTAACACATTTTAAAAAGTCTCACTCCGCTAGTGACATGACAGTCGGATATGGCACAAAAGAGGATCAACATTTACATCCTGGAGGGAGACGATGGAATATTGTAGACTCTAGAACTCGTATACCAACACCACAATCTAATGGAATAAATATATTAGATGATGGAGTATGTAAATCATTTGTCCAAACAATCCAAGAAGAATGTAG